GCTGACTTCTACTATACCTGCGATGTCGATAACTTCGTCATGCCGCACACGCTTAAGCAGCTCGTGTCTCATAACCAGCCCGTAGTAGCCCCTCTTATCCGCTATGCGATGGGTAAAGAGGACCATGCACCTTACGCCAACTATCACAACATCGTCACGCCTAGCGGCTATTACCAAGAGAATCCGGCGTATTACTCGATCCTCAATGGTCAAGTACGCGGGCTGATTCAATGTGATGTGGTTCACTGTACCTATTTATTGCGTAAAGACATCTTGCGTAAGGTAAAGTACGCCGATGGTACCGATGACTATGAATACGTAATCTTCTCCCGCAACCTACGCGAGAAAAAGATTACACAATATCTCGACAACACGGAACTGTATGGATATCTCACGCTCGACGAAGACGTTGATGCGTGCAAATACTGGATGAATAGGTTGTATAAATGACTTACGATATCGAAACGGATGAATGGTTCGGCACTTGCGGCGCTTGCAAGGCCGACCTGTATGCACCAACCAAGACTATGTATGCATTGCAATATCGTCGGCACACTAAATCTATGAACTGCTTAGGCGGTTACTAATGAAGGCTAAACCTAGCGAGATTAAACGCATGGCTGCGTTACTCGATCAAGAAGCTGAATCAAGCGAGGATATGGCCAAGAAGGTGTGGGAGTTGGTAGAAGAACTAACAGCTGCCAGAGACGCTTACATGGCAGTTGTAGTCCATCCAACGGTTCAAGTTGCTATCGCCATTGGTCCGTACAATACTGTAAACAATTTGCGTAAAGATTATGAAAAGCATATGATTGCCATAGATGAAAAGAGCTTTGGCGTTATCGCTAAGGTTCAAGATCCAAGTGTGGTACGAGCTTAGTCGCCTCGTATCCGCCAGCTCGCCTACTTCCAAAGGCTAGAAGCGGCACAAAAAAGCCCACGGCGTAAAAACCGTGGGCCTTATTGTTTTAGGATCTTCCCCTTATCCTAAACCTATTCTACATCAGGTACTTTTGCTGATGCAGCAGACAACGGCACTACACCGATTGTGCCTTTGTAATATCCATACGCGCCTTTAGGTAGAGTAAATGGTGCTGTAGGCGTATTGCATTCGCTGTATGGTGCTTTGCCATCAGCCATGTAGAAGGACGGCCAAGTAAAGTCGGGTGCAATGCAATTGGTCTGCGCTGTGGCTAGCGGGATGTTGTAACAGATTGGCGACACATGGTCGCAAATCTCCATAAGCCATTGACGACCATCCGGCGCCGTTGCGTACTTGTCTATATGGGCATCTGCCAACATCTCTGCAACCTCATGCATAACTACTGTAGCTACGCCGGGCGTAAATCGTGCAGGGCTAATAGTTTTGCCTAGCAGGACAAAAGGTTTAGAATATGTACCAAGATAACTACGCTTGCCATAGGAATTAGAGCGGATATATGCCACTGGGTTACCTATATGATCTACCTCATGGTAACCAAGCGCAATGCTTGTCATGGCAGTATCCGGAAACTTGTCTACGATAAGTACATTCCAGTCACCATCAACGGGAGATAGGCCGTACTGGACTGTGTAGCCCGTTAAACCCCATGCTTGGCAGACTTGTTGAACAAAGATTTTGACTGCCTCAGCAGTAAGAAACGTGTCATGATTGGCATTAGCCGAACTAGAATCATTGACTATGTTAATAATTGGCATCGCTATCTCCTTTGATTGTCCGTTGAGTAAAAACCTCCCGCATTAAAGCGGACAGGAGGTGCAAAAAAGATTCGATCCATAAGGCTGTCGCAGTGCATTGGGGCGGACGATTCCGCATGGATGGATCGTTCGACAACTTCTTGTACCCCGCAATTCCCGCACTTGTATTCATAACTAGGCATCTTTATTTACCTTACTTGCTTCCACGTCCTCACCCTTTCCAAGCGGATTCGTGCCGCCTAACTTTTGGTTTAGGCGTCGGATAGCTCCGTCCAGTTTGCGGTGAGCGGTAGTGTCGCTAATCTGCAACTGCTCTGCCATTTCGGCAAAGGTAAACTGATGCCTAAACTTTAATTCAAGAACATAACGATCGGCTTCATCGAGCTTACCTAATGCCCAACGGATATCGATCAATTGGATAACGTAGTTGCCACCTTCGGCCGGATTACCGGAACCGGATACCTTCTCGCCATCTTGTCGCTTAGTCTCAAGTACGTCACCCCAGATAAACGGCAACAATTCCGACAACGTAATGGGTGAGTAATACAGCTCATCTTCAAGGGCATAGCCCAACTTCTGAGCTTTCTCTCGGCGGCAATACTTCTCTGCTTGACGCGTAAGCGTCTTGCCTAGTTGCTTAACGCCACCCTTGTAAATCTCTGCACCTTGCGAATGGTCTAGCCATGTGCGCACTTTATCTTCCCGGCGCCATACCCAGACTAACAATTCTTGACGTACGTCAGCGACGTCGAAGTACACCGAGTATTTACGATGGACTACGCGTGCTACTTGCGAAGCAATAGTATTAGCTTCTTCTAGCCAGTTATCCATAGATTGTCTCCGGCGGCTTGAGAAACTTTTGGCTTACTGCATAGACATCGTTACCTAATTTTGGATCAATATAAATCTCATCCTGCGCTTCATAGCCGTACATCCAACCGCATATGTTGGCCAGATCGTAAGCCGGAATAGTGACGAGAAGATACTTACGTTGCGGGTCATCCGATGGGTTAACCAACAAACGACCGGTGCCATACGCAGTCGTGCGTACTTCAAACTCGCCAACGTCACCCATCTTACGTTCAGAAAATACCGAGAAGGGAAACTTATCCTGCCAACGAGCAATCGCAATTTCACCCAAGCAACCGCTAATCTCCCGGGCTACCTGCTCAACCCATGTAGGAGCTTTACCTTGCGAAGCGTCGTTGCCTTTGGCTCTATTGTAATTGAACCGGGAAACGGCTTCAGTGGTAGCGTAAGCGATATCGCCGGGCGACATCTTGATTTCAATCTTCACTTCGGCCAAAGCCCACGTTCTACCATCAAAGCAATGACTGCATAATTAGCCATGTCCTTGAATGAATCCTCAATAGGCTCATGGTTAGGAACCGTGCCAGACTTATAAAGATTCTTGAGACGCTCAAACTTATCACCAATACGGACAAGCAAACCATTAATAGGCCCGCCGTGAGCATTATTGATATTGCCTGGACCGTAGTCGGCTTGCTTTGTAATAAGGAGGTTTCCAATTTCATCTAGCACTGACCAGACATCGGCGGCAAAGTCCTTGCTTGCGGTATTTGTATGAGCAGCTGGTTTGGCGTCTGGATTGTAATAACTTTCAGCCCAATTGATTGAATCAACCTTATGGCTTCTTGCATGTCTTGATTCACTCATCTTCTCCCCCGTCGTCGAATTGTCCTGCATAATAGTAATTATGATCTTCGTCGTTAAGCTCGTAACAGTATATCAGTCTCTTGTTACCCGGTAGTCGTTCTACAAACTCGATCTGTGTTAATACCCAAAGTGTATCTGGCACCTCTGCGCCATCCTTTGGGCCGTACATAAACTTAGGCATTATTCTACTTCGTCTTCTGTCTCTCGAAGGATATACTGCACAATCTCCGGATTACTACGCAACATATCTACGAAATGCCAACCAACGATGTCGCATATTTCTTCCAGATCAAACCGCTTGCGAGTTGAAAACGGTGTTTCGAAGATAACCGCATGGGTTAATTCATGGACTAGCACCCGGATTAATTTATCTTCTGGAATACCATCTCGAAGATGGATAATATTAGTTTCTGGATCGGTCAAGCCCAAAGCGTCTGGATCTTCACAGGTATATTTGATCCTGTATTTGATACCAGATATCTTTAGGGATATAGGCCGTTTCATTCAGCATGCCCGCAAATTATGCACGATACCCCATTGGGTTTGCCAGCCCAAACATGGTTGCCACGCCGACAGCGCCACTTACGCTGCCAACCTGTCCGTAAACCACGAAGAACCATAGGCTAATAGTACATCATTAACGTCTTCGTTGGCTGGCAATTGTATGACAGTTGCCTTGTCTAGATCTTCCTTGATCCTTTTGGCAAGTTCTTGACCAGGATTTCGCCCGTCTTCTTTGACATCATTATCTGCGTATATGTAAATATTCTTGTAACCTTCGAATAGCTTTGGAAACCAGGGTTTCCACTGTGATACTCCCGCAACACCAACCGCAGGTATGCCGACGATACCCGAAAGTATAATCGTATCAATTTCACCCTCGCAAATGGCAATCGTGTCAGAGTACTTGTGAAGATCAACAACGTTAAATAGGCCCACTTTTTGACCAGTTGGCCAAAGGTACTTAGGCGTGCCGCCATCGATCGTACGAAACTTAAGCCCCACCACTCCGGATGGAGTGCGGTACGGTATGGATAGTCGTCCAACTGCATTTTCATGGCCGGCGCTAGGCTCCAAGACGCTTCCAAGAAGGTACGTATCCGCCACTTGTCTGGTTATGCCGCGTGCCTCTAGGTAAGAGAGAGCCTGTGGCGTTAGATCGTTGCAATATCTTTGCGCTGCTTCCGTTAGCAAGTTCTTCTGCTCTGCGTTTAGCATCCTTAAACTCCTTTAGGTTTTCCTTCCGGGCTACTAGGTCGTAAACATCACCTAGCAGATTACATACAAGGCAGTTATACCCTTGCGTATCGAGGTTGTAAGCCGCACTGGCGTGGCTATCCTCATGGACTACACACTTACATGGTACCCATCCGTGACGGTCAGCCACATTAAGCCCGTAGTGCGCCAGTACGGCGCCGATATCTGGTTTAGATACCATTGGTGTTAATCCATTGGTTCAAATCCTGAATAACCCATGCATTCTCCATGCCGCCCATGCGACGCTTGACTATCACATAGGCGGGCGGAGTAGCGTTTAACCCCCGAGCTTTGGCGTAGTTAGCTGCCTCAACGGTAGCTTCACGCCAAAACTGCGGCAGGTCCATCTTCGCAGTCGCTTTCAGCTCAAAGATATATGGCTGTCCCGCAACCATACATACAATGTCGCCTTCATCGTCTTTACCGGCAAGGCGCAATCTTTCTGCCAGTAACCCTCTCCCACGAAGAAACTTTAAAATACCAGTTTCAAAAGCAGATCCTTTACGTTTGCCGTAAGTACTCATAGTCCAAGCATCTCGATAATGTCGTAGGCTTCGCGCTTAAGTAAATATCTTTTTGCTAAGTCGTAGTCTTCTGGTCGAACATTAATGACCATTTGTTCTAATTGCATTGCTGCGCCTGTAAAGTCACTGCTCATTGTATATTGTTCCAAGTCTGTGCAATAAATTGTGATGAACGATCTGGGTATAAAATCATCCTGCTTGCATCGGCCCAAAGAGTCACGAACTGTGAACCATCGGCACTGTTCTGAGCAAACCGATTCTTAACGCAAGCAACACGGAATTCTCCGGTTGACGGGACAAGAGCTACTGTCAAGATTAGCTCTGGCAATTGGGCAATCTTTCCTTGGATAGCTTTACGTGCGGGGGGTAGGTCAGCTCTGCCTTCATTCTCGCTGGTGTGGTGGAGCAGCATTACTGCCGCATCCGTTTCACGAGCGATATGGTGCATTGCTTTGGCAATCTCACGAAGGCCAGCCCATTCGTCATTGTGTAGCGATACCACGTTCATGGCATTGTCCACGATGATCATGTGGGGATACTCTCCATACGCTTCTGCGTATGCTCGGATCGATAGATCAATCTCATCTAAGGTAGGGCTTGGCGAGAANTCAAACTGCAAGTGCGAAATTGTTTGCAATTCCTCACCATAGAAATCCTGCCCAGTCCCTGTAGCAAACGATTCTTCAACGCTTGAAACCTTATGTCCAGTTACCATTGCTGCGGCACGGATAGCTGTTGTGTATCCGTCCGTATCTGCTGATATGTACAGCGTTGGCACCTTCATTTGCACTGCCATAAAAAGGGCTATTAAAGACTTGCCGGCATTTGGTTGACCGGCAATCATTGTTAGTTGCCCCCGCCGAAACCTAATCCCCTCGTTGGCTAACGGTTGGAATAGGTCCGGCAGTAGTGCATACTCATTGGTACTTCTCGCTGCCGCTTGGTGTAGTGACAGCATGATCGGTTATCGAACGAACTTAGGCTCGCATTGATCTGGCGTACCCTTTGGTGATGGGCAGAACCAGCCCTTCCATTCCTTCGGTGCGCCAGGCTTAGACTCACGCCATACCAATGCACCGTGCTTGCAATGACCATCTTGTGTCACCGCTGGTGCTGCATGTGTTGTAGCAATTGGTGTAGCACCTAGACCTGCTGCAAGGATAGCTTGAGCTGATCCTCCACCAAGTGCCTTTGAAGTGCTGATAATAAGCGCTGCCAGATCTTCAACTTGACCAAGCTCTGCTTCAAGCTCTGCACTTGTATCTGCGTATAGGTTGATCAATGTTCCATCAGCTGTTTTAAAGTTGATTTGGAACTTGGTTGTTTCTGCTGCCATTTTATTTCTCCTTATTTGATTTCTGCTAGTGGGTCGTAAATCTGTGCTAACTGTCCTCCATAGGCGTAACAATACTCCTTTACGCTACAACTTCCACACATCATGCTTATGTTTGGCAAGAAAATTTTATTCTCAAGGCCAACGCTAAATTGTCGAAATAGCTCAGTCATAAGCGGGATGGTCCAGCGATTCAACCCAGCTGCTTCTTCAAACTCACCCTTGCGAGCGTTGTAGTAGAAGCCACGAGTTGGACGGATACCAAACGTCATCTCCATGCAGCAAGCGTAAACGCCTAGTTGCATAGCGGTGGATGGCATAAACGAGCCGGTCTTAAAATCTACAACTGCAACCTCACCGGATGGCAGTACAGCAATTAGATCGGCAAATGCCTTGATAGGTACATCACCGAAGTTGTTGTTAAATTCAATTTCAACGCCGGGAATGTTTTGCGG